TCCGGGAGCCGCTTCAGAAGCGTCTCGCGCAGTTCTGTGAGGCCTGAGACCTCGATCACATCAGCCATTGGCATCCGCCTGAACAACAGTCAGTGCCTTCGCCTCGAATACCAGCGTGACGCATGGCAGTCCTGCTGGCTCGTGATCGATGCTGTATGACTTCACGCCAGAGAGCTCGTGACCATCCACGATCACGCGAGCCTGCGTTTTGCTGAGGTACTCAATTCTGATGTCAACCATTGTCGACCGCCCTGGCGAATAAGGTGAGCCCTTCGCGCCGGCCTATCTCTGAGGGCGGCTGCACGAGCTGGAAGTCGCGGCCGTCGGACACGACGCGGTCGGTTGCAACAATGTCGCTGCGATAGCGGATCTCGAACCGAACGGTCGTCTCGGCGTCTTTCGTCTGCGCCTGGAAGAACTCCCGGCCGCTGACCTCGATCTTCCGCGCCCACACGGTTGCGTAATCGGTGTAGGTCACCGGGTACTCGCCGTTCGCGTTCTGCGCGCCCAGCACCCGGTGCCGCAGCGTCAGGCGGCGGTCGAGGTCGCCTGCCTTCACTGAAATCTCGTGAACCGATACGGCGATATCATCGCCTCGACACCGAGCGGCACCTCCGTGAAGGTGCCATTCGAGACCGCTTCTCGATTGCGATCGGCGTGTGCGAACAGCAGCCGCAGTGCCTGGATGATCGGATTCGGAACATCGGAGAGCGGCCAGCCGGCGACGAATCGCACGGTGATGGCGGCGGTCTGGCAGCGCACCGTGGGCCAGGTGACGTTGTAAACCGGCTCGATGTAGTGCACCGCGCCGTCATTGCGCAGCGTGTACTGGTTCGACGCGAGCGTCTGCAGCCCGCCGTTCGCATCGACATAGGTAACCTGGGTCACCGAGGCGACCGGCTTCACCGGGAACTCGATGCGTGTGCGGCACATCCCGCGCGCGATGACGATCGGCCAGCCGTCGTCGACCGTGAGGTCGAGTGTCTGGGTGCACAGCTTCAGGTGCGTCTGCGACTCGACCCATTCTCGCGCCGCGAAAATGTAGCCGGCGAGCAGCCCGTCCTCGTCGGTCGAGCTGATGCGCGCGTGATCCTTCGCCTCGAGCAGCGACAGGGGATCGAAGGTCGGTGCAGTTACAACAGATAGGCCCACGGTTTACCTTCTTTGATCTCGTCGTCTGTCCATTGCGTCCAGGCGAGCCAGTGACACCATGACTCGATGTCCATCGTCGGTTCGTTGCTCGCCACCGGAAAGCACATAGCCCCGGCGTCGAGCGCCCAGGTGCGAATCCCGCGCATCAGCATCTCGCAGCCAACCGATGAATTCAGAACTATCCCGGCGGCCACGTTTTCCCAAGTGCGCAGCGTCTTGAGCTGCTCCCACTCCCCGCCCGCCGGGTGCGGCCGGAATGCCGTCGCGTTCATTCCGACCGACGAATAGAAAAGCGGCAGCGTCGGCCAGTCGGGCGAGTAGGTTTCAGTCTGTCCGCACACGACGATCTCATATCGGCCGACTAGCTCACGCCAGGCGCAGTCAGGCGCTATCCATTCCTTTACCTCGACCCCGTGCTTTTCCCAGCGCGAGGCGTCGATGTTCTCCGGGACACGATGATCTCCGCGCCTGCCGTGACCGTTCCATACCAGCTGGACGGATGTCTCAGTAGATCCAAAAGAGCAGCGATCAACCAGCAGGTACTCACCATCGTCTCCCTCGATGTCGCGCCACATCGACGTTCCCAGCAGCACCGGGAAGCCTTCACCGTGGCGGAAGCGGTCGGACGTGATCTCGACCTCGATCCCTGCGGCCTTAAACCCCTCGGCGAAGAACGCGGCGCGCCGCGGCTGCCAGGGAATCGCAGGCTCGCAGTGGATCACCGCCAGTGATCGTGAACCCATTTGTCCGTGACCTGGTGCGGCTTTGGGTCGCCATGGAATACCGTGATGGGCGCATTCTCAGGCCCACCGTACCGATAGGATCTCGCGGTTCCCTCAGGGAACAGCGACAGGTGATCGGGCCACAGCGCCTTCGTGATCGCGTTCTGGTCGCCATGCAGCGCCCCGCGATCTTCCCACCTGAATGACTCCCACGCGCGCGCGCCAGCGTCACCGTGCCAGTACATGACGCTCGAGTTGCAGCAGCCGACGCCGCCCAAGGTCGGATAGACGCTGTCATCGAGATCGTGCCGCGGGCGGCGCAATGAATAGCTGAAGTCATCGAGCGCCCAGAGTTTGCCGTCGTAGGCTGGCATGGATACCGCCGAGCTGATCACGACGTCGAGATCGAAGTACCAGTTCTCGCCCGGGAACAGGCCAGGCTGCAGGAGCCCCAGCTTCTGCCACCAGATCGGCAGGTCGCAGACCAGCGGAATGCAGTCGACGCCTTCGACCGAGTGTTCGGTCACGCACACAAAGTCGTGTTCAGGCAGGTGCCTCGAGCACATCGACTTCAGGCGTGTGACGTAGTCGGGTGAGTACTTATCGCCCCACTTGACGCACAGAACTTTCATGGATGAAAACAACGTCGCGCCGCGGCCGTGCGACGACCTGGTAACCGAGTGCGCAAATGCTGTCCTCGAGCCTGTCTGAATTGAAACCGTATCGATCCGAGTGCTTGTTCTCGACCGCGATCACCGGCCGGCAGCGCGCGATCGTCATCGTGGCCCCGCGCAGTGCGAGCGCCTCGAATCCCTCGACATCGAGGTAAATCAGTCCGCAGCGCTCGAGCCCGAGCTCGTCGATCGTCACCATCGACGTGGCGCCGGGCTGCATCGCGGGGTCGACGTACGTCGCGCCCTTGTTCGTCTCGCCGCCGGTCAACTGCACCGTGCGAGGCACATCACCGAGACACGCCATCGAGCACGTCACCGCCAGGCCTTCGACGTTGCGCTCGAGGCAGTAGAAGTTCAGAGGGTCAGGCTCGAAGGTGTACACGTGACCGAAGCGTGCCGCGAGTTGCCGCGGCCATATCCCGGTGAACCCGCCCGCCTGCACGCAAGTCGACCAATCAGTGACGAAGCCGCATGCGACCTCGATCTCATCGAAACAGAACGCCGCCTTCCGGCCGTTGACATCGCACCGCGGCCAGACATAGCCGCCGACGAGTTCGGTCAGAGCCTCCACAAGGCCAGCGAGCAGACCTGCTCAGAGCCGTCCTGTACCCATGCCAGGGGATTTCCGAGGCCGTATGGTTCCCGGCGCAGGTCGAGCCGCATAAATTGCGGTGAGCGCTGCGGCAGATCCTCGCCATTGAACTGGGTGGCGATCAGGTAGCGCCCTGACGCCCGGAACCGCTCGAGGGCCATCACGGTGCGCGGCATGTCCAGGTGATTGAGCACCATCCGGCAGAGGATCGCATCGCAGGCCGGCAGCACTTCGCGCGTGATGTCGAGCTGCGTCACGTTGTCGTTGCGCGGGATGAGGTCGAAGCCGCGGTACTCGACGCCCCACTTCACGCCCTTCACGAACCACTGGTCGCCGGCGCCGGCGTCGCACACCGTCTTGATCTGGAACCGCTCGCAGATCTGAGGCAACCAGGCGCGCGAGCCTTCCGAATGCATGCGCAGCGAGCCATTGCCGCAGATCGTCTCAGGCGCACCCATGCGCCAGCCGTTTCGCATCCGCTCGATCATCGCCTCGTCAGAGAGCATCGATGGCGACGCGGGGGAAGCATTCGAGGGCTGTGTCCGGGCTGCAGTTGACGATTTCAACGAGAGCTTGGCGCGCGACCGATTCATACAGTTCGAGTAACTCCGTGTGGATTCCGCCCTTCACGTGGACCTTGGGCCAGTGTTGAAGCGCGCTCGGGTATTCCCCGAAGTAATGGCGCGGCGTCGAGCCGATCTTCTGCTCGGCGCCGTCGTAGTCAGGTGCGTATTTGAGGTCGTAGCCGAGCAGCACGATGCGCTCAGCTCCCATCAGCGAGACGAGATTCAGCAGCGAGTATCCGGATCCGTGCCCATGATGAATGATCGACGGGTCGGTCGACAGGCCTGGCGCGTTGCGCTCATTGACGTGATTCAGGCCGAACTTGCGCGCGGCCTCGAGGTTCGTCGTCCACTTCTGGGCCGTGTGCTCTGCCAGGCCGTGGTTCCAATACCAAACCCACCAGCCCTCGTTGCACCCGTAGAGCACCTCGAGGTCATCGGCGAGCTGGTAGACATTGTTGCAACCAGCGAGCGCAAAGCCGCGCGATCGCGCGGACTCAATCTGTTCTCGCGTGAGACTCGGCCCCGTTGCAATGCACGCGACCGTCTGCCCGTGGAAAAGCGGTTCTACAGGCATCGTCGAGCCCCATCATCGGAAACGCAGTGATCGCAGAATTCGGCGTCGCGTTCACGATCGAAATCGAATCCGGCAGCAACTGTGCAGCGCGCTGGTACTGGCGCACCGGGTGCTTGTAATTCTCGTCGTCAGTGTTGGCGAGTGGCGCCGGATGTTCGCCGAAAAAGTGACTGCGGCCGTCGACCTTTCGGCCGTCGAACCCGACCATCACGATACGGCGACAGCCTTTGAGAATCGCAAGGTTTACCGCCTGACCGCCGCTTCCTCCACCGTAGTTGATGAAGCGCTGGTCAATCGAAAATCCTTCGCCGTCGGTTCCATGCACCAGGTGCAGATCGAACCTCTTCGCACACGCGATCTTATCGTCCGCGATCGACAGGTTGACCGCGTGCGAGCTCCACCGCTCGCCGTGAAACTTCTGCGCTCCATCGTGCGCGACCCACCAGCGCTCGTCGCATGAGTAGAGGATGTCCGCATACGGCAGGAGCTTGTAAACATCATTCACCGCGATGACGCGCCAGCCCTCGAGCCAGCGCAGCATGCGCACCCGGTGCGCGACCTCGGCCGTCATCGAAGGCCCTGAGGCCGCGACGATGCAGGGATCACCCGCCCAGGAGGGACTTATTTTCTGGTGCAGGGCCACGGGATTTGTCGAACGGTGAGCGTTTGCGAAGTCGGGGGGGCTTGCGCCCCCCCTTCTTTTTCTTCGGCATCAGGTCGTTTTCAGGAACTTGATCGCGTCGTTGTTGAGCACGATGCCCGACTCGCGACGGCGAACATAGAACCGGATGAAGCCGATGTTCGTGACGTTGTCCCGCGTGATGCGCAGGCCCACACGATCCACCAGCACGTACCCGCGCTTGAAGTTGCCGAAGGCGATCGGCAGCGCGTTCACCGCCGGGTCCGCCATCTGCTCCCACGTCGACACCGGGTAGCCGAGCAGCTGCTCGGGCTGCCCGGCCTGCAGGCTCGGCTGCCAGAGGTACTGGCCAGTCGTGTCTTTCAGGCGTCGCACCTGGCCGGTCGTGACCGAGTTCATCGCCCAGGTCGAGCCCGCGCGGTAGCGTGAGTTCAACTTGTAGACGAGGTCGATCAGGCGATCCGGGTTGATGCGCGTCAACGGCGAACCGACAGATGCGACGAACTCGTACACCGCCGCGGCGCGCATCGGCGAGTTGCCGTCGGCCACCGCCGTCGGTGCCGAGTTCAACATGCCGGTCGGCTTCGTGGTGCCGTTGCCGGTGAGCACCGCGTTTGCTTCCGCGATGGCGAAGTTCTCGGCGACATTCTCGGCGAGCCAGTTCTCGACGTTGAAGAACATGTCGTCGAGCGACCACTCGGAGCACTGCGGGTATGCGTAGATTTCGCCGTGCGTCGGGACCACCTCACGCAACTGCGGCGTGTTGGTGGCCGTGCGGGAGCCGGTTTCACCGATCCACCCTGAGGTGGTGGCGTTGCCATAGGCGACCAGTTCCTTGTAGTCGCTGGTGCCGACCTGCACGACCTTCACGAGGCTGCTCACGGGCGAGAACTTGAGTTCCAGTTTCTCGATGTCGCGAGAGATTTCCTCAGGGACAGCATGACCGCCGGCCGACTGCGTGCCGATGGTGATGTCCTTCTTCTGAAGGGTCTGCATCTTGCTCTCGGCCTCGGCGTCCTGGCCCTTGTTGCGCACCCACTGCAGCCACGCCGCCTTGTACTCGTCCTTGTTTTTGTCCTGCGCGGTCTTGCCGGGCGTCTTCGCGCGGGTCTCGAGCTCCTCCATGCGTTCCTTCTGGAACTGCATCTCGATCTCGATCTCCTTCTTGAGCTTGCCGAGGCCGCTCAACTCGCTGTCGATCTTGCCGAGCTTGACGTCGAGTTCCTTCGCGCGCGTATCGTTGCCGTCGGCGATCGCCTTCAGGCGTGCATCGTTCGTCGACTTGAAGGCCTCGAACGCGGTGCCCTGGCCTTCGATGGCCTTCTTGATGTCTTCCCAACTCATTGAAATTCTCCTTCAGGTGTTGATGTCAGCGCGCAAAAACCGCGCCGAAAATGGATCCGGTATTCGAGTCGAGAGCCCGCAGAACTTCCGCGAGTCCCTCATCCTCATCCGGTGAACTGCTGCCAGACATCCCGTCGGAGCCGTCGTAGAACTTTGCGGTCATGATCTTCGAGACCCTGCCGCTGAAGCCTGCATCCCGCAG